GCTTCAATAACTGCTTGGGTTGGATATGAGTCTGGTTCCATTTTATATCCTCTTTACTGGTGTTGATTCTGCTGCATCTAAGCCTCTAAGATTTGCAGACATTCTTGAGAAAGTATCATCTTCAAGGTCTGCTTGTCTTTCTAATTCTTCTCTTGGTTTAAATACCTCATCTAGTAAATCATCACTTCCTTGTTGTAATAATTCTACATCAGGTTCTTCTGCTGGTGTACCTGGTATATATTGACCTGCTCCTGTACCTTGAATAGAAACAAGTTGTTCTTTACTACCAGGGTCTAATCCTTCTAAGTAATCTTGATACTCTACTACTGGTCCTTCTGTAAATTTATTTCTAATAAAAGATTTTTCATAATCGCTTAAAGGAGAACCTTTTCTAATTTCTGCTGTTTTTAATAACTCATCACCTAATTCAGATATAGCTTCTTCTGATAATGTGTAATCTGCTGATTGCGTAAAAGCGTTTATTGAAAACGCATTAGCTTCTAAAACTTTAACTGCATTTACCCATGACATCTGTCCACCATTGTTCATTGAAAACTCCATAGCTAGTTTTATCCCTTTTAATAACTCTTCATCAATTCCTGAACCAATAGTTTTACTTAAATCTATTAACCCAGCATTTGCTAATAAGTTTTTAATTTGTATTCTCATAGCTGGAGTCATAGCTCTTGCTTGTTCACCAACGTTTCTTTTAAAATAAACATACTTATAAGCTGCAGAAACACCTAACATATCTCTTCTATATTGTTGGTATTCATCACTTGTTAAAAATTCTTCTGCATTTACAACAGACATTACTGATTCCCCTTCTCTACCTGTTCTACCTGTATCTATTTCGTATTCGTCAAGAAACCCATTACCTAATGGTGTATTTGGAGAACCTACAATACCTGTTAATATCTGGTCAATAACATATTCAAATTCATTATCTCCTGTAGCTGAAGGTGGAATATTAGTAGTACCTGGTTCAGTTCCTGGAAACGCTTCTCTACCTCCAGGTGTAGTATTTCCTGGTGTAGTACCTGTATTATCTCCTACTCCCCATGGTCCGTGTCCTTCTTCGTGTGGCATTTATTAATCTCCTAATCCAAATTTTGTAAGTTCGTAACTGAATACCTCTTCAAATACTATCAGAAACTTTGGGTTTTTTCTGCCTATTATCTGAGCTTTTGTAAACAGCTCTTCCCTAATTGCTTGAGCTGCTGGAGATTCATTCCTCATAAGCCAATTTACAGCATCTTCTTCCATAGGCATTAATTTTTCTACTTGTATTTTGTCTATTACTGTTTGTCTATAACCTAAATACTCTGTTAATTCATCAGTCATTTCAAAATCTTTAAACCTAGAATCTTTTACAGCTCTGTTAAAGTAATCAATCATTACATCATTTGGTACTCCAAATTCATAATCCATACCTAATACTTTATTTAATTCTGCAGAACTACCATAAGCCATTGGAAACATTTTTTTTGTTTCATTTTCTATTAAAGCAAATTGAGCTTTTTTCTTAGCTGCTCTTTCTCCTGGGTCTGTTGTACTGTTGTCAATAACTTGAGACCAATAATCTTTTTGTCCTTTTTCAACAATAGATGCAAGATAAGTTTGAACAGAAAAATAAAACTCATCATTAGTTTTAGGTCTCATAAGACCTAAGTTTTTAATAGAACCAAATCCTGAATAATCTACTTTACCTTCATCTAATCCTGAAGCAAAATAAGTAATAACTGGTCCATAATCTGCTGCTAATTCTGGATTGTCTAATACAAAATCATATTCTTTTGTTGTTCTAGGTAATCTTCCACCTTCAGAAATATTCTTACCCTTTATTTGTAAAGCAGTAGAAGTAAATGCTTCAGCTAAGTTATGTCTATCAAGACCTAATAATTTTGATATTTCTAATAATGCGTAAAACTCTCCTTGTTGTCCTAACTTCATAACATATTCATCTTTTATATCATTATAAAATCCCATAATTGCTGCTATCTCTACAAAGTTGTTATACATAAGACCATGGTCTGCTCCACTTTCGTCATACCATTCTTTAAATACAGCTTCGTTTCCTTCTACCTCATACATAACGTGTAATCTTGGAGCCATAGGATTTATAAATCTATCCCATGCTTTTATTTGCATATAGTTTGTTGCTAGTTGTAAAGCAACTTCTTCTAAAGCCTCAACGTCTGTAGATAAATCAGGACGTAATAACCCTGCAATTTGATAGCCTTGATTAACTGATGAAAACCACATATCTTCATCTAAACCTTTTTTACCAAAATTTAAAGCAGCAGCATTCAATGTATTTTTAGCTACGGATGGAAGAGTGCTATTCAATATTGCTGCAGGTAAATCTTCTAAAGAATTTACATTTGCAAACTGTAATTCAAAACCACCAAATATCCAATTTTCTAATAAACGTTTACCTCCAGGATTTTCTGATACTAACAAACCAGTTGGAATCATAAGTGCAGGTCCTACTGGTGGAAACAATCCACCACCACCTACTAACATTCCAGTTAAAGGAAAACTTCTTTTTGCAATAATACTTGAATCATCTACTTCTGTATCATCTGTCCACATACCTCTACCTTCACTTTTAATTAAATCTTCAAACGGAGTTCCACCTACTGGTATTATTAAATGTTTATCACCATATTTATCTTCGTATATATAATTGTGTTCAATTCCTTTTCTAACTCCAAATCCTATTTGAGCAACAGCTTTAGGGTTAGCCAGAGCTAAGTTTGCATATCTACCTATTACTTCTCTCCATGCTTCAAAGAAAGCAAATCCTATTCTGTATGCTTGAGAAAAATAACCTCTCTCTGTTAAGTTATAAAGTAACCTTGAGTGCAATTCAAAAGCATACTCCCAAGCTCTATCATGCAAATCATCCATAGTCATGTTCCTTGGCAATCCTGTTTTAATATCATTCATATCTAGCATTGATTGATAATCACCACTAAATACACGTTCCATAATTGGATTACTATTTGGTTTAAGTATTGATACGTTACCTGCTTTTTGATTTACAATAGCTCTAATACCTGCTTTATCAAGAATATCATAAGGTCTAACTTTACCTACTGCAGATACTGTTATAGCTTTATTAGGATTAAATGCTTTTCTTTGAGCAGATGTATTTAATAAATCTTGACCTGCTCTTCTTATTACATCAAAAGCATCTGGATTATTCATAGTAAGTATATCTTCATAACCTGTTTCAGATACATTTCCTATAGCTTTTTGTTTAGACATTATTCCTAAATATTGTGCTTTAGCTAATGCTTCATCACTAGCATTAACAACATTTGCACCTACACCTCTATCTATTCTTACAGTTATATCTAAATGAGCTGCACCTTTTTCATCAACCCATACACCTAAATAATGGTCTTTCTTACTTAATACAGATTTATTTTTTTCTATATATTTTTTAATTATTGCTTTAGTTAAATCGTTTTTAACAATAACTTCTCTTGCTCCATAAGGAGATACGTATAATCCAGGCTTTTCTACAAACGTATCTAAACCTAAGTCATAACTACCTCCTGTTTCTCCTGACATAGATTTTGCTCCTAGGTCATTAAATACTTGTTCTGCTTTTTCATCAACAGAACCTTTTTTACGAAAAAGATTTCTTGATGCTAGTTTTGTACCTAACACTCTCTCTATTGTTGAAATACCTACATCTTGTTTCTTACCTGTTTCCTTTTTTCCTGCCATCTTTCCTGATTGCAATACTCTTTCAAGTTTTATTAAGTTAGCATCATTACCAGTAATACCCAGTAATTCAAACAATTCTCTTTGATTAGTCGGTAAATCAAATTTGCCTTTTGTTTTAGCAAGATATTCAATAGCTTCATCTACTAATTTAGTTGCAGTATCTGTAGTAGTATTAAAAGAATCTGCAATAGTATTGATTAATAATTCTTTGTTTGGTAAAGCACCATCAATAATTGCTTCTGATTTATTAATAGAAAAGTTATAAACACCTATTGCATCTGAGTCTTCTCCTACTCTATAGTCAGCAACTTTTCTTTGAGTTTTAAAAGTTTTTAATTCAGTATTATATAAATCTAAATCTAAATCTAAAGAATCTTTATTTGCATTAAATCTTTTTAATACAGTTAAAGACTGTTGACCATTTTCAGAATAACCAATAATAGACAATGAATCACCATTATCAAATACTTTAATAGGAACTTTTCTATCTACAATAGAAACATCTGAAACTAAATCTTTAACTTTATCATATTCTTTTTGAACCAATTCAAACATTTCATCACTTAAATTTATATTTGAAGCATCATCTAAATGTGCATTTAACAAATCATTTAAAGCACCTTTACTAGCAAAACCTATTGTTGATTGCAAATACCATTCATACGCTTGTCTAATTAAAGGTAGTCTTGCAAGGTTAAATTCAAATTGTGCAGTAGCATAAAATAAAGCGTTCATAAATTTTTGATAACTTTTTACATCCTCAACAACTTCTTTTTGTTTTGGAATTTGTGAAGGCAAATCATCTTGATACCTTCCTACTAATTTTTTAAGTCTTTGATAATATCTTGAATATTGGTTTGGAGACATAGAATCTACTGACCTTAAATCTACTGTTGTTCTACCACCAATTTTACCTACTCTACCATTAGCTATTATTTCTAATATTTCGTCATGTCCACCTGTGTAATTATTTAAAGTGTTTACATAATGTCTAGCTAATTTATCATAACTATCTGAACCAGTAGCTATTGGTATAGTTCCAGGATGGTATTTACTTCTTGATAACATCATTTTATTTGATTCTTCAACTATCCCACGCAAAGATGGTGTCTCTTGAATAATTTTAGATATTGATGTTGCATCATGTCCATCTCTCATTAATGTAGCAACAACCATACCAAGGTCATCATCTATATATTGAAATAAATATTCTGCATAGGCTTCTATATAAGAATCATCTAATACAAAATCAAGCATTTCTCCTTCAGGTGTAGGAACATTCTTTTGTCCTATCTTATTAACTAAATAATATCCTGTATCACCATGTCCTTTACGGAATGTAAAAGTAGGACTTGCAGACATAACACCATCTAATTCTGGAATACCACGTTCTGCAGAGTCAACAAAGATATTTAATTTTTTTCTTACCCATGCAGGTATTTTTTCTTCTAATTTTTTAAATTTTTTAAAATCTTCTGGATGTTTTTTCCATGGACCTTTTAAAGATGTAGATGGTTTACCAAATATTTTAGACAACAAACCTGCTTCGTCATTCATCATAAGTTTTATATAATTAAGAGGGCTTCCTCTAAACATTGACCTTACGCCTAGTAAAGACATTCTTAAGTTACCATCAATAACTAATTTAGATGGATATGAAAATCTTCCTAACAAAGCAAGTGGGTACCAAAAACTTCTTACATAACCAAAAGTACCTTTTTCTATAGCAGATAATCCTGTTTCTTGTCCTTTAAAGAAAAGTGAAGGGTCATCTACTCCAGGAGCTATTTCATTTATTATTTTTCCTATTGGTGTATCAGGGTCATAAATAGTTCCTGATTTACCTTCATCAAATGCTTTTCTTGCAGCAGCAGTAACTTCATCAATGCCTTCTTTTTCTATTACTACTTTTGCCCTAAGTCTTCTTCTTTGACTGGTAGCTTTTATTGCTTTTATAACATCAGGAACTTCTATACCATATCCTGTAAATTGACTAAGAAGTTCAATAGATTGGTCTTCAAAATCTTTTAATCCTGCTAAATCATTTACTTGATGACCAAATTGTCTTTGAGTTAATATATCTACTTCATCACCATCAAAAAACATTTCATTTCTACTAGGTTTTTTAAAACCTTCAGTATCATCAAATCCTCTTTTAAGTCTTTTTAAAGCACCTTTTGTTTCCTTATCACCATGCCAAAACAATCTTATTTCATCATCTGTCATTCCAAATAAATGTCTAAGTTGTAAAGAACCTTCTGTTATAAGAAGACCATCATAATATATCTCTTGTGCTTTAGTATATAATCCATCATCTATTGCTTTTTGAAAATCTAATAATAATTTATTAGCTCTAGCTTCTGGAACTTTAAATAATGTAGATACTCTTGAAAAAATAACTACTGCATCTTGTGTATCTCTTAAATCTATTTCTATACCTGCACCATCATTAGGTAATCTTATATCTGTACCTTCTATTATTTCTTTAAAAGTTCCACCTCTTCTACCATCAATAGTTTTATTTCTTATAGCTGTTAATAATTTTGAGCTAAGAACTTTAGATTGTATTTTGTATTGTCCTAACTTACCTATTGATTGTTTACCATAAACCATATCTGATACATAACCTTGAGCAGGTGCATCTTTTAACAACTGATATATTGAATCTGAGTCTGCTGCATCTACTACTTGCCTAGCAAATTTATGATTAAACCCACTATCAATAAGCCTTTTAAAAACTGGTAACTCTTCTACTTTATTCATAGAATCTAACTCGTTAGATAGCCCTCTTAAAACATCATCATGTTGATTCCAAAAATCATCTAAGCTACCACCATCATCAATAAACTCTTTCATTTTTTTGCCTATACCTGCTAAGACATCATTATTAGCAGCTTTTCCTGCTACCCCTACACCTTTAGAAAGTGCATAAAAAGGGTCTGTTTGTAACCATATATAAGCATTTATAAGTCCACCAAATAATCCTGCTACTCCATTATTAGCTTCAAATCCACGTTCAGATAATGCTGCATCTTTTTCGTTTTCTAAATTAAAAACTATATTATTTTTTTCATCTATATTTATTAAATTATTTCTAAATGCTTCTTCTGCTTCTAGTATTTTGTCATCATAAGTATTTTTAATATCTTCATAAATTACATTTTGTGGACTATATCTACCATGAAGATTACCTGTACCAAAATACATAATAAAGTCTCCTGGATTAGCAGGAATACCTGCTCGTGTGTAACCTTCTCTATCTTCTCTATTTGCTTGTAACGCTTCTGGTTCCATAATTAAATTTAAAAAATCATTAGCATTAACTTCTTCTCCAACAATATTTCCATAGGCTTCTAAACCAATACCTATTTTTTCTAATTCTGTTAAATCTCTTTGCTGACCTCTTTCTTTTAGTCTTATAAGACTTTGATATTCTTCTCCTACAATTTCTGATAAAACATCCATTTGACTTCTTGTTGTATAAAGATTTCCATTTTCATCTGTAACACCTTTAGCTATTAAATAAGATTTATTTTTTGCTTCTACGTTATTAATTTCTGCATTTATAAATTTTGCTAAATCAGATTCAGGTGCTATTTTAGCTATACCTCTTGGTAATAGACCTGTAACACCAAGGTCATTTAAAACCTTAAAAGCAGTAATTGCTCTTAAACCAAAAGCCTTTATATCTTGTTGGTCAACATTGTCTCCCTTTTGTTCAAACTCAAACATATCTTCTTGAGTCATTCCTATTTTTGGACCATACTCTCTAACTACATCTTCTTGATGCCTAGAAAAAGGTGTTGAAATATTATTTTGAAACCACCTGTTAAAACCTTCACCTACATAATTTAAACCAGAAAGAAGAGTCTGTACTAATACACGTCCTCCAAATAAAGCTGATTCGTTATATTCATCAAATGATTTAGATACAAATTCAGCATCATATAATCCTTCAGTCATTCCAATTTTTTTTAATTCATCATTAACTTTTACAGGTTTACTATTATTTGTTGTTATTGGAGCAGACTTTGTGTTTCTATAAATATCGTAATATTGTTTGTTAGTAATATTTAAACTTGCAGCAGGTGCAATAACTTCATCTATTTCATTAGGGTTTAAATCTTTAAAGTGATTATATTTATTCGTTAACTCTGTAGCATCTCCACCTAAAGATGCTTTTTTAGCGTCTTTTGTTTTTTCATATTGAAGATATTTAAAATGATTGGTTTCCCAGTCTTTGTTCCAAAAAGACATTAGAACCTCAGTCTGGCAGTAGGAGATTCCTCTTTAATTATATCTATTAATATCTGTGTATCAGAACCAGGATTAAGTCCTACTTCTTGCATTGGATTACTGTCAGCCAATCCAGATTCAGCTTCTCTTTCCGTAGGTAAAGCAAATAAATCTTGTGGTTTAAAAGCAGGTTGAGCTAATGCAGCAGGTGGCATACCACCTGTAGATTGAACAGCATCTATCATCTGTTGTTGCTTTACACCTCCACCAAACTCTGGGTCATTTGGTATTGCTTGTAAGTCTGCATACGCACCATCTAATTTAGTATCAGTAGCTTGTTTTAATATACTTGGTTTTCTAACCACGAAATCCTCCTTCATCCATATTCAAATCAACAATAAAAGTTATAAACAATCCTGGTATAGGTGTAGGGTAAATGACTTGTCCAAAGTTAATGTCATCCATTTCTGGAGTATAATTTGCATCAAAATCCCAATCTTCTGCGTTTATAATATCGTAAAATTGTTTTTTTAATTCTTGCTCACCCAAGAGGACCTCCTGGTGGTAGTGGACCTTCTGGAGGTATTCCACCTGCAAGACCTGCTAATACAGATTGTATATCTGGTTCAGCTCCAGGAAGACCAGCCATTTGTTCAGGCTGACCTGCTAAAGCCATTTCCTCTGGAGACATTTCTGGTTCTTCAGGAGTAAAAAACTTATCTAATATTTCAGACATCTGTGAAGGATTCTTTCTTATTTCTATAGCTGCCATAGTTGCCTTTGGTTCTCCTTGTGCAGCTTGAGCCATAAGTGATTCAAACAAAACTGTTTCTGCTTTTTCAGAATGTATTCTTTGTTGAATCTTAGTTATGTTATCTAACCCATCCATATTTTCTTGTAAAGTTTGTGTATCAATAATTCCTTGTTGTTTGAGCTGCAGCCCTGTTATTATTTTCTGTGGCTCGTCAAACCCTGCCATAACACCATATACACGTCTTGTTGTGTAGAACTCCTTTATGTCAGCCGAAGGTTGATACGTTTCTTTGTAAGCTGTTCCTTTATGATAACCTGCAATAGGTTTTCTTTTTCCAGCAAACATTGATTCATCATATTCAAGTCTTTTAGCATCTAACTCTTCAATAGCATCTGCTAATACAGTTTGATACTCTCTGACATGAAGTGATGCAGATTGTCCTAGTTCTTCTAATCCTCTACCAGTAACAAATGCGTTTGGAGATTGTCCATCATCTGATACAGGATAAGCAGCACCAAGTCTTAAGTGTCGTTCTAATCTATCTACTTGTTGAAATAATTGATATGGGAGATTGTTTACAGGTTTATTAACAGAAGAACCTGGAGCTAAATAGTTTACAGCAAATCTACCTTTTCTATATTTACCTGATTCTATTTCACCAACAATATTTGTTTCTGTAAACACAGCATCTTCCATAGCAATAGTTCCAAGAATATTAATCTTTGCCATGTTAGACATTAGTCCTGTTATATGTTGAAACTGACTTTGCAGTTGGTCAAAAGCATATCTCTTAGCAACTACAAAACAAGGACCTGATTTTAAAGGGTTAGGCATAAAGTCTATAATTTTTCTATTTTCTGGAAGATAAACATATGTTCCATCTTCATTCATATATTCAACTACAACTTTTCCATGACCTGTTGAATTTGCCCAACTACCTTTGTAATCATTAGAAGATATAAGAACAGAGTAAGCATCTACCTGTGCATCTTTATCTTGTTCGTAAATATATTTTTTAGCATTTGGATATTGTTGTGCCAATATTTTATGTGGAACTCTATTAATAATTGCAAGTTCATCTGGTTGTTGGTCGTTACCAAAATAACCAGGATAACAATTAAAAGGGTCTCTTAGTTCAGCATGAGGATATGGGTTTCCATCTCTATCTTTTTTATGACCAATAACCCAAACAACAAAACCATAACCAGGTAGCCATCTACCTACTTGTGGTAACTGTTTAGTAAGTTTTTGAGTTTTATCATAAGCCATAACAATACGTTCTAGCTTTTCAGATTTTCTTTTAGCTCTTTCAGAATCTTTTTCGTTAACAATATCTATTTTTAAATCTGGAGTTCTTCCTAGTTTTTGAGCAAGTCTTTCTAAAGCAGTTAAAAATAAGTTAGGTGCAGGTAGCTCATGGTATTCTACGTCAATAGATTTACCTAACAATGCACGAACAGCAGCTTCGCCACCATTCATAATATCTCTTATTCTTGCTCTATCAATAACAGCTTCATTATTAACAGTACGTAAGTAATCTATTCTATCGTATATTTCATCATTACTTAAAGGCACTTTATCTCCATGTATCTATATCTATATTAGTAGTCTCATACCCACTAAAGCTAGGACTATAATCATGTCCTAGTTCTGCAAATCTTTCTTTCTGCATTCTTCTAATTGACCTCATAGGAAACCAACTAGCCATAACTATGTCGGTTTTTGTTCCTACAGTCTTACTCTTATTTTTAGCAGAGCTGAAATATACTAACTGACTTGTATATAAGTTTACCTTTTCTTGGGCTTCAAATCCTAAATATGGCAAAGAAATTATTTTTTCTTGAAACATAGGTCTCATAGCTGTTACACCAAAAATAGGGTCAAATTTATTTTTATATGTTTCATGTCCTTCTAAAAATATTCCATGACCTGATGCAAACTCTCTAATAGAAGTATCTTGTCTAATTGCTTTTTGAAATCCATTTTCTTCTATTACCCAATGAGATAAATTATATTTTTGCCACCATTCTTTTATAATATTAAGTGCTTGTGGAATACCACCACCTAAAGAGTTGTTCATATCTACCATGTGTAATTTATTTGCTTCTTGGTCATAAGCCCAAAGAAATGCTGCTTGATAACCAGTTGAGGCAGGGTCAAGTCCTGCAATAAGACGTGTGCCTCTAGGTATCTGCCCTATATCCCTCTTCTGGTCTCTACACTCTTCTATTTCAACTCTATCAAATAAAGCTAGTCCATCTGGCATAGCTACATTAAGATAAACCATTTCATAAATAGCTCTACCACCTGTAGTTTCTGCAGCACGTTTTCTATCCATTAACCATTTGTATGTTCTCTTTGAACTCCATAACATACAATCTATATGGTCTTGTTCATCCCAATCAGGTAAAGTACATCCTGTGTTATGTGCTTCTTCTACGATTGTTTTCCAAGATTCGTTGTCTAGTAAGTGTGAATATAAATCGTCATAGTGTTGTCTTGAACCAATAACAATCATAGCTGTATGTTCCTCTTTACGACTTGATAGTGTAGTAGTCCACCAGTTTCTTGTATTGTCTCTTGATGCTGGTTGCATAGTAGAACTGTGGTCTTCAATGTCATCTGCAATAATTACATCACAGTCTCTTGATAAAATCTTACCACCTCTACCAATACCAATCATTGTAGGACTCTTAATACCAGTAACTGTTCTTGTACCTACAGTAAACTCTGTAGATGACCAAGCCTTACCACTTCTGTTCTGTGGTTTAAATTTTGGTCCAGGTCCACATATCTCTTCTATTAATAATTCATTATTTTCTAGTTGGTCCATAACAGAGCTAACAGAGTTCTTAGCTAT